TTATTTCTCCGTTGACAGCTTGAATTTGCGCACGATTACCTCGAACAAAAAATCCGAAATCCACATGGCGCAGATGCCGATGAGAAAGGCCGCCGCGAGCGTCGTCGTGTCGTCATTGGCCAGCGGCAGGCCGGTGGCGCGGGAATATTGGACCACGGGCAGTGTGAGATAGGCAGCGGCAAGCGCGCCACAGATTGGTGACGCCACCATTTCGCGCAGTTTGTAGCGGTGGCGCGACAGCGCGCGCAGGACACCACCGGCAAGACCGGCGGCGACGACAGGTCCCTTGATGCCCAGCAGGTCGAAGAGATCGTGCATCATGTCACCACCCTTGCGGCGAGGAAAACGAAGATCGACCCGGCGCCGAAAGTGACCAACTCGCCGAGCAGCAGGGCCGAGCCCAACGGAAGCAAGACAACCGTCAAGGCTTCCACCCGCACAGTTTTTCGCCTTTGCGGTTGTGCGCCAAAAGCGCCTTGACCTCGGTGTCCGACAGCGCGTCCACGGCGGCCGTCGACAGGCGCAGCGGGCTGGACACCGCACAGAACCCACCCTTGACGGTTGTGCATCCGGCCATTGCGGCCAGGACCGACACCAGCATCAATCCCTTGCCCATGATTTGAGCTCCTTCCGGGCGGCGGCGGCCGGCAGCGCGCCGATATCGTTCTGGACCTGGTCGGCGACGTCGCGCGCCGCGGCCTCTGCGGCGGCCTGCCTGGCGCGCTCGCTGCGTCCGCCGGCAAACCGCTGGCGAAGCCCCCAGCCGAGTGTCGCGAGGATGGCGGCACCGATGCCCAGGATGGTTGGATTGCCGAGCAGTAAGGCGAGAAGCGCGCTCATCGCGGCATGCCCTTTGCATAGAGCGACAGCACCCATACCCCCAGGCCGCCGAAACCAATGACGCCGACGCTGACGGCGGAGGCAATCAGGACATCGCCGATGGTGATAGCATGGTCCATCTCATGCCCTCCGGTTTGGGACTTGATAGACGCCGCCGGCCACGAGAGCCCCGACGATCAGATCGCGCACGATATCGGCAAGGCCGGGGATTTCCACGCCAGCGTGTTGCAGGCCAATAAGCGTGCCGATGCCGACAAGGGCAACGATGAATTTCGCATAGCGTGCCATGGTCAGTTCCTCTTGAAGATGGCTTTGGCGATTGCGTTGAGCAGCCGCCACAGCCATCTGGTTTCGACGGTTGCAGGCGCTCCGGTCGGGGTTGGAGCAGGATGGATGATCTCCGGCGCGGCCGGAGGCTCGGGAGCAGCGGGAACCGGCGTGGACGCCTGCGGAACCGTGGCTGGCTGGGCTGGCGTCGGCGGGGCTGGGTGTGCCGTCATCTTGAGCGCATCGGCGCGAACCGACCTGACCCGGTCGCTCCACCCCCTGCCAAACGTGGCCCATGTCGGCAGGCGCTTGAGAAACGCCAGCCGCGCGTCGCAAAGCTGATCGATGACGACGCCCGCCGGTTTTGCCCTGGCTTCGCCGAGCGTGGCCGGCCCGATGCGACCGTCCTGCACGGCGCCCACCGCGGCCTGCAGATATTTGGCCGCCCTGCCCGGGCCGCTGTTCACGGCGAAATCGAACACGGCGTAATCGATGCCATCGGGCAGTTCGGCACCGAGCACCGCGTCCCAATAGAACCGCCGATAGACGGTCGCGACCTGGTCATCGCTGATTTTGCGCAGATCGGCCTTGATGGCATCCGCTCTGACATAGCGGCGGAAATTCGCCAGCGTCACCCCCTTCATGGTGGCGCCGCCCGGATCGGCCGCGTTGTCCGACCAGCCCCCCTCCGATTTCAAGACAAGCGCAAGCGCCAGCGCGAAGTTGCGGTCCATGGGGAGTTTCTTTCGGAGGAATTTGGATAGTGATCGGCCAGGGCGTGAGCCGAAGGGGTTTTACGATGAGGGATGATCATCAAAATGGCGACTGGTTGACGCTGCCCAAGCCGTGGTCGGACTACATCGCGGGTTGTGCGAGGAAGTCGCCAGCAACGCTGGCGAAATCCACGCCTATGATGGCGGGCAGCTTGTGCGCATCGATGGCAAGCGGCGCCAACCATGATGCCGACCTCATTATGAACGCGCTGCGCAAGCCGAACTGATCGCCACATTAATCACAAGCATTCGAAGCTTGGCCCAACAGCCCACGATCACTTACGCTCGCAGAAAGTTGACTGCCAAAGGGCGCCCGTATAGAGCTGAAAGTGGCGGCAAAAACTACCTGTGAACTTCACGGCCATGTGGGGGCGAAGTAGAAATCGCTGATTTGCTTTCATGCAGTGCGGGGCGACAAGTGAAGTGTTACGTGATCAATCTTGATCGGGCAATCGATCGCCTTGCGGCTGTCACGGTGGAATTTTCGCGGATCGGAGTTGCTTTTGAGCGCGTTGCCGGTGTCGATGCACGCGCCGGGGCTCCGTTCGCGGCGCTCCCTCTGACAGAGGCGGAAGTCTGTTGTTTTCTCAGTCATCGGCGCTGCTGGGAAATCATCGCCGACGGGCCTGATCAGTATGGTGTAGTGTTTGAAGACGATGTCGTTTTCAGCCACGACGCCGGATCCATGCTTGTCGATGACAGTTGGGTTCCGCTAGACGCAGATTTGGTCAAGATCGAAACATTCTATAATCGCGTGAGAGTTGGTAGTCGGCACACACCGGCCAAGAATGGATACTCCGTAACGCGACTGTTCGGGCAGCATCTAGGCTCATGCGGATATCTGATTTCAAAAGGGGCTGCCCGAAGACTGCTCAAGAGCACTATGCGTCTTAAGGCACCGGTTGACGTCGCACTCTTCAGTCCGGGACAAATGACGAGCGCGCGCAACAACATCTACCAGCTGATGCCAGCGCTCTGCGTCCAGGCTCTTTTCATTTCCGGGAATACCGCTTCTCCGACCCAGATCCAATTCACACCGCCACTCCACAGAAACAAGCGGGCAATCGACAGAATCCGGGTCGAGGCCACCCGTGCCTTTGGGTATCTTCGAAACTGGAACTTTTTCGCGACCGCGGCGGTTGATGCCGTGCCGATACGCTTTGATGAGGCAGCAGCCGAAGCTGCCAAGCCTCCCGTCGTTTAGGGCGCGCGAAGTAGATCGGGTTTGCTGTCAAAGCTGTATAGGCGGCGCCCATCATGCCGGCGTCGATGATGCGTGCCTGGACAACGGATTCGCCACCTGCTGGCGGGCCGGCGGGGGCGGCACATAAGCTGCAACCGAGGAGTCCTTGGTAATCTCTTCATAAAGCTCCCTGCCGAGCGGCTCCGGATCATCCGGCGACGCGGTGAAGGGTATCCACCCGAAATCAGCGTGATCGATCTCCACGTCAATGGTGCCGGCCTGGTTGTAAGTAGCGTTGCGGTATTCCATCACGAGACCCTCAAGAATACTGCCACGCCGGCAGCACCACCAGTAGAACTAGTCGCGCTCATACACTGCCAACTTCCAGGTGGAGATGTAGTGCCGCTAGGGTTGCCGGCGGCATGTGAATATTTAAGCGTGCTTCCCGCAACCACCTGACCGGTGCCCAGGGATGCAGCCGGACTGGTCGCGCAGAGGCTGTAAGTACCGATACCGCCTGCCACCAAGGCGGCATTGCCCGTGCTATAGTTGATACTGGACGCCACAAAAGCCGTGGTCGCTAGTTGCGTGGTGTTGGTGCCTGGCGCGGCGGTGGGAGCAGCGGGCGCCCCGGTGAATGTCGGACTGGCGATCGGGGCCAGTAGACCGAGTGCCGCCGCAATCTCCGCCAGCGTGTCAAACGTCGTTGACACCCCACCCAGCACGACATCGATCGCCGCCTTGACAAACCCCGTCGTCGCAAGCTGCGTCGTGTTCGTGCCGGGCGCGGCTGTCGGAGCGGCTGGAACACCCGTAAACGTCGGGCTGGCTTTTGGCGCCAGGCTCGACACCGCCACGCCGCTGTCTTTGGCGATCTTGCCTGTGGTGCCATTGAACGTGGCGATGTTGTCGGCAACGGCCGACGCAGGCCCGGCGATCAGGTCGCTCGCCTTGATGCCGCTGTCTTTGCCCGCCTTGCCCGATGTGCCGTTGAAGGTGACGATGTTGTCGCTCACCGAGGAAGCCGGCCCTGTGAAATCACCGGCCCCAAGCCCATCCGCCCCCTTGTCCCCTGTCCGGTCGAACATCAGCCAGATGCCGCCTGCCGTTGTCGGCAAGGCGCCGGAGCCGCTGACATAGGCGAGCGTCAGCTTGCGGTAGCCGCTGCCGTCCACCACCGTGCCGGTGACGTTGTAGACATAGGAGATGGCGGCTGATGCCTTGGAGCGCAGCATCAGCTGGCCCTTGATGGTGTTGGTGCTGTCGTCGAACGTGTCGAGAATGCCGTTCACCGTGGCGCCGCCGGCGTCGAGATTGTCGACATAGGCCGCCGTCGCGGAGGCGGCCGAGGCGTTGTTCAGCCGCAAGGCGCCGTTGCCCGGGTCGGCATCGGCGGTTGTCGTGGAGAAGGTGTAGCTCAGCGCCGCCACCGAATTTGCCGCCGCCGTAGCCGATGTCGCGGCGTTGGTGGCGGAGGTTGCGGCGTTGGTCGCCGAGGTCGACGCCGCCGTGGCCGAGCCCGAGGCCGCACTTGCCGAGCCGGCCGCTGCGGTGGCCGAATTGCCGGCGTTGGTGGCGCTGGTCGCGGCACCCGAGGCGGAGCCCGATGCGGCACTTGCCGAAGTGCCGGCATTGGTGGCCGAAGTCGCCGCCGTGGAGGCGGAGCCTGCAGCCGCCGTGGCGGATCCGGACGCGGCCGTCGCCGAGGTGCCGGCGTTGGTGGCGCTGGTGGCCGCCGCGTTCTTGGAGGTAAGCGCCGCCGCCGCGCTGCTGGCGGCGGCCGTCGCGGCCGCCGTGGCATCGCCCAGCGTGTCTTCGGAGAGGAAGAAGGCGAGCGTGATGGCATCGGTGCCGATCACCGGATTCAGTGTTTCGAAGGCATAGACAAAGTCGGACGAGACGGCGCCCTGCTGCACATGCACCGTCGTGCCTTTCTGCATTGTGCGCGCGGTGCGCGCGTCGGCGGCGCGGAACCACTGGCCCTCGCTGGCTGTATAGATGCCGTTCTCGCTTGCGTCGGCTTGGTTCTTCACCAGCACACGGTCGCCGACTTCGGTGGCGACACCATCGATGGTTTGCAGCCCTGAGAGGGCAATGTTGGCCGTGGTCGCCAGGCGCACGGGTTCGCGTTGGTGACATAGACGACATCGGCCTCCGTATCCCAGGCGAGCTCGACCGCGGCCGAGGGATGGTCCCAGCCGAAATCGAGCGCGCCGAGGCGCGGCCAGTAGCGCGGCAGCCGGAACGGTTCGCAGGCGATCAGCGCCTCGGCCACCGGAAAGATGCGGCCCGAACCCAGCACCGGAATGCCGCGCGCGCGGGCCTCGCGCTCATGCGCGGGATAGGCGGCAACGATCGCCGCGCGCTCGTCGGGCGAATAGTGCGCGGCATCGTCGATGGTCATGAAGGTGACGTGTCGGGACATGGTGGAGCCTGAATCAGCTTGGGAGACCAGGGCGATGTCGTGTTGTTAAGACGCGATCTTTCTTGGCCGAGTGCGGCAGCTCTCCCTTCCCCCTTGTGGGAGAAGGTGGATCGACGCGCAGCGCCGAGACGATTGAGGGGTGCGTGACGGATCGCCGTCTTTGCCAAGCTGGAACACCCCTCACCCCCGTGCTTGCTCACTCTAGCCATTCCCTCGCCTGTTTGGCCGACGGGAACAGCAGCATCGCACCCCACATTCAAGCAAAGACACTTAGCCGACGTCCATCCGAGGCGTCAGAACCAAGCGGACGTCCCCAAACGAGTCCGCTAGGTCGGCATCGCACTGACAGATATGACCTTCCGGCTCATAAAGTGACAGCCTTAGATGAGCAATTATGCTTGTCCGTTCAGCACTGACTTCAATCCTGCGTGCTTCAAGCGCGTTACGACGCATAACGATATTGCAATGCTCATCCAAGTTCGGAACCGGCTGATGGACGACAGTCAAGTCCAGATACTTTTGTGGCGCATTAAGCACCGACAACACGTCAAGTTTGAATGATCCGATATAATGAACAGTCTCTTCTGGACGAGCCAAGGGCGCCTTTTTTACTCTTTCACGTTCGGCGTTAGCTTCTACTGCTGTTCGGCAGCCATAATCATGAGCTTGAGCCCAGGTTGGCAGAAGGTTCCCGCGACCAACTGAGATGGTATAGATGCGGGTTCCATCTGCGTCATCCTCGCTTGTGAAATCGGCGACGGCTCTTTCTGGCGCAACAACCCCGGATGTTACCATCCGGGGATACAACGCGGAACGGTAAACTACCTCAGCATCACTCAGCATTCGACGTAGCTTTGAGTGGCGAACTCAGCGACTCCAATAATCCCGAAATCTCCGGTGCGTCCAGGGGTACAATTTGGTACGGACATTGCATCTTGGTCAATTTATTTACTACCAGAAAGGCCGCATCGCCATCACTGATAGTCACATATCTGCTGATGAATTCTTTGTCCCAAGTGAAGACGACCGCATCTCCGCCATGTGCAAATATCTTAGGTGCATCTGCGCCAGAAGATTCAATAAATGCTAAGACCCGCTCGGCGTCCAGCGCAGTGTTTTTATCAACGCCGTCCGAAAAGCCCTCTGGCAGCGCCAACATCGCATCGATGGCAGAAAACAATGCGGAAAAGTTTTTGGAATCTGACCTTGAGAATTCAGAACTACCACCGGCAACCCTCATGTTCAACCACTTATGATGCAGCCAGTTTCGATGCGTCGCCCACTTAGTGACGGCAGTGGTCGTCGAGCTAGCTTCCGGCTGGAGGTCTGGATCAATTCCAGCAGATGCTAGTTCATTGTCGTCTACCGTCAGATAGTAGACGCCATGATAATTTGTTGCAGAAGCGCTACGCATTACCAAAGCCCATCCAGCTTTCCGATGTTCCGAATCCGCAATGTTTCACTCGCGAGTTTCTCCCAAATATCAGACTGCAAATCCGCTTGTATAGGCTGAAAGTGGGGTACGATATTGACGTCTATCGCCAAGCTCGCGTTGTATACCTGCGCTTCTTGCGGAGAAACAATCTGGCCTCCAAGGTCGAGTGTCACAGTGTGAAATGACATAACGCCAAATTTCAAAAATCTGTTGACCGCTATGCCTGATGGTCCGTCCAGAGGAACGCGAGCGTTCACTTGAAACGCAAAGTCAGTCACGTCGTATCGGGGAAGCTGCATTCCGATCAATTCAGCAACAATCTCGTTAGCCTGGACGTGCGTATCGGCCGGTTTACAAAGGGTCGTGACGAGCGCCAGCCGGTTGATCGATGAAAGTTGCGAACCGATCAGATGGGCACGCGGGAGAAATATCCCAGAAATTATACCTTCCGGACTCTCGATAAGCGTCGGTTGGTCCGACGTATCTTCGGCTCGTCCCTGCACGACCAGATCAACCCGACTCGTCTGCACAGAAATGTTGAAACTGACACCGTCGACTGTTCCGGCAGCTGCCGAAAGTATTGGGACAGGGGCCCCTGGCGCTTTATTCGATTGGTATGAATCGGGCTCGGCACCGGTAAAGGCGGTAAAGAGCTGGCCTGCATTTGACCTGCGTGCATCGCCCGAAAACCATACCATCTGTATGGTCAAGGCGTCCCAATTACTCATGGAATCCACGCAAACCTGCCCCCGTTGAGGAGGAAAATGACTCATTGAACAATGCTTTGCAATCCTCATGCATGGGCTCATATATGAGGAATGCGGTTAACATATTAAACCCCATTGAGGCCAGATAGGGAAAGCAGCCTGAAAACGTTGTTTCTCATCCGTGTCCACATCGGGTGCAAACCCTTATGGCATAAAGTGAAGCAAGGAATCGAACCGCCTGTTTCAGCTTGGGAAGCTGATCGTCGGAACGGCCGCCACCGAAAGGCAAGTCACCCCTTCGACATTCCCTCCACCTGCCCCGCCGACAGGAACAGCAGCACCACATCGCTCATCCCGAGCAGCGGTGTGAAGGTGACGATGGTAATCCCACCCGTCGCATTGGTGCGGGTCAGGCCTTCTGAATAGATGTCTAGCGGCGGTTCCTCGTCGAACCAGACGCCGTGCAGCGTCTCGCCCTGCCATTTCTCGCGGCCCTTCTCGAAGCTCTTGAACGACAGCACGCTCTCGCCGGCCTGCACGTCGCCGCCGCCGCCATGGCGCACCACGACGCTGTCGAGCGCGCCGGGTGCGCCGCGGCCCATTGTGGTCTGCAGAATAGCATCGGCCGGGATCATGCCGGTGCCCCAGGCCGCCTGCTGCTGCGGCGGGCCGATCAGCACGCGCTGCGGATTGTCGCGCGTGCCCTCGCCGGTGACGCCGGCGGCCCACAGCCGCACGGGCGTATCGAAAACCTTGCCTTGCCACCAATCGGGATAGCGGCCGGTGAGGTGCATCGCCCATTCCGCGCCGCCGGCCCTGGTCTTGCCGAGCTGGTTGCCGGCCATGAACAGGCGTTCGCGGTTTATCGCACCCGCGGCATGGAATTCCGCCTGCCTTGGATAAGGCTTGTACGCCGCCAACTGGTTGGTGCGGCGCCGGCGGTCAAGCTCCGCCAGCAGCGCCAGATATTCGGTTCTGGCCGAGATCAGCGGGCTCTTCGAGGAACGGCCTGAGGGCGGTTTCGAGGGCGCGGATGCGGCTGCGGATTTCCTCATCGCTCAGCCCGTCCAGTTGGTTGATGGAGACATCGAAATCCTTGGGCAGCACCGAAAGCACGATCTTCAGATATTGGTCCGGCTTGTCGGCCCGCACCTCGGCGATGACGCCGGCGCCATGCGTCCGGAAATCGGCGCGCACGGCGGCGAGAAAGTCGTCTCCCAGCGTCTTCTTCGCCTGCTTCGGGCGGGGCTTTTGGTCAATCGCCGGGCTGACGACAGGTCTACGCCTTGCCGGCCTCGCCTTGCGCCGCGCCGGCACGGCATCGGCCTGGTCAGCCAT